ACCCAGGCGCCTCGCTCGCCGCTTTCGCCCTCCTGATCTGCGCCATTCTGCTTGGCTGGCTGATGGTCGACCGCGCCAACCTGCAGGCTGACCTGGGCACAACGCGCGCCGAACTGGCCAAGGTGAAAGACGCCCAGCCCACTGCGCGGGCCGCCCAGGCCACCGCCAACCATCAACCGGTCCTCATCTCCGCCACCCTCGCAGGAATTTCCAATGCCGAAGCGCAAACCTATTACGAGCGCGGCCGCGCTGCTGGCGCTGCCTATGCTGCTGCTAACGGCGTGCCAGCATCCTGCCCTGCGGGTCAGCCCGGACACCCCGATCTGCCCGGAGCCGATCGTCCTGCCTTACTCGATGACCAATCCGGTGACGCTGCCGAAATGGTTGCCTTATCCCGAACCGACTACGACACCCTCACCGGTAACAGCACTCGCCTCGCCAAAGTGCGCCAAGATGTCCAAACCCTGATCGATGCAGGGGTGGCTGTCGCCATGCCGGATGCCCCGGCGCCGTGACCGACGACGAAGACATCCCGGCCGATCTCTCCACCCTCATACGCCTTGGCACCATCGTGTCGGTCACGCTATCCCCACCGCGTTGCGTGGTCCGCTATGGCGACCCGGACACCGACGAGGATTGCGAAACCCCGCCCATCCGCTGGTTGGCTATCCGCGCCGGCAAGACTCGCAATTGGTCCCCGCCCAGCGAAGGCGAGGAAGTGGTGTTACTCTCCCCCGACGGACAGATCGGCAATGCCGTGGCGCTGCTCGGCCTCAACAACGACAATGCGCCACCGCCCGGCAGCACCCTGGCCGAAGTCGTCGAATACGAGGACGGCGCCCGCATCGGCTATGATCCCGAAAGCCACGCGCTCACCGCCATCCTGCCCGTTGGCGCCACCGCTATGATCGAGGCGACAGGCGGCATCACGATTCGCGGCGATGTGACGATCGAGGGCAAGCTCACCGCCTCCGACGACGTGATTGCCGACGGCAAGAGCCTCAAGAACCACACCCACGGCGGGGTGCAGGCCGGCGCCGCGCACACGCAAAAGCCCGATTGATCATCCAGCAACGGTAAAGGCCGCCCTTACCCGCCCCCCGCCTCGCCTGCGCGCGTGGCGGGGGGCATGGCGTTGGGCATGAACGGCATGGACGCCACCACGGGAAAGCCCCTTTCAGGCGTTGCGCACCTGGCGCAGCGCATCGGGCAAATCCTGTCCACGCCCGTCGGCACGCGCCTCATCTACCGCGATTTCGGCTCGCTCTGGCAAGAGCTGATCGACCAGCCCACCAACGCTGCCACCGCGCACTTGCTGCGCGCCGCCACGGCGCTGGCCATCCAGACGTGGGAGACGGAATTGATCGTCACCAAGGTCACGCTCTCCGGCACCCCGGCGCAGGGCAACCTCGCCGCCAACATCACCGGCAAAACCGCCCAGGCCCTCGGCAACAGCCTGGTCACCCTCACCATCCCGCTCCCCGCGCCCACCCGCTGAAGGATCCTTGGCCATGGCCCACGGCATCACCCTTATCGAATCCACCACCGGCACCCGCACGATCAGCACCAAATCAAGCGCCATCATCGGCCTGATCGGCACCTCCACCGCCGTCGCGCCCGAAAGCCAGGCCGCGATCGACGCGGCTTTCCCGCTCAACACCCCTGTGCTGTTCACCTCGGCCGCCATTGCCGCTGGCAAGGCGGGCAGCGCCGGCACACTCAAGGCCGCGCTCGAGGCGATCGACGACATCGTCACCCCCAGGATCGTGATCGTGCGCGTGGCCGTGGGCCTGGACGAAGACGCGCAGGATGCCGCCGTGATCGGCGCGACGGACGGCGCCAGCTACACCGGCATGCAGGCCTTGCTCACCGCCGAGGCCATCACCGGCGCGCGCCCTCGCATCATCGGCGTGCCCGGCCTCGACACCCAAGAGGTGGCAACCAAGCTCGCCATCCTGGCCAAGAAGCTGCGCGGCATGGCCTATGCCCGCGCGATCGGCGATACCAATGCCGAGGCGCGCACCTATCGCGAGGAATTCGGCGCGCGCGAGCTGATGCTCATCTGGCCCAACAGCTCTGCGACCTTCACGGGCGATGCCGTTGCCCGCGCGCTGGGGATGCGCGCCTATCTCGATGAAACGGTGGGCTGGCACAAGACGATCAGCAACGTCACCGTGCCCGGCATCTCCGCCATCACCCACGACGTGCATTACGATCTGCTCGACAACGACACCGATGCCGGCCTGCTCAACGATGCCGACATCACCACGATCATCCGCACCTCGGCCGGCTATCGCTTCTGGGGCAACCGCACTTGCGCGGGTGACGATCAGAGCCAGTATGTCTTCGAGAGCGCGGTGCGCACGCTCTACGCGCTGCAGGATGTGATCGCCGCCGCGTTCAGCCCGTTCTTCGACCAGCCCATGACCGTGGGCCTGATCAAGGACCAGCTCGAGACGGTCAACGCCAAGTTCCGCAGGCTGGTGCGCGACGGCAAGGTGATCGGCGCCCAGGCCTTCTTCGATGCCGATGCCAACACGTCGGGCGAGCTGGCCGCCGGCCGCCCCAAATTCCGCATCCAGTTCACCCCCTGCGCCCCGATGGAAAACCCGCAGGTCAACCTGGTGATTACGGACATCTACTACACCGGCTTCGCGGCAAGCGTGACCGGCTGATCCCCCTCTCCACTCGCGTCACGCTGAAAGGATCCGGCCATGGGCCTCCCCCGCAAACTGAAGAACATCAACGCCTATGGCGCCAATACCAGTTATCTGGGCACGATCGGTGAGTACGAAGAGCCCAAGATCGCCGCGATCAACGACGACTGGCGTGCTGGCGGCATGCCTGGGTCGGTCAAGGTCGACAAGGGCGTTGAGGCGATGGAAGCCACCATGACTATGGGCGGCCACACGGCCGAACTGGTCCGCACGTTTGGAACCACCGATGTCGCTGGTGTGCTCTTGCGCCTGGTAGGCGCCTACCAGGCTGACGACGGCAGTGCCGCCCAGGCGGTCGAAATCTATCTGGGCGGCAGGTTCACCGAAATCGACTTCGGCAAAGCGAAGCCGGGCGACGATACCGAGCACAAGTACAAGATGGCGGTCGCGTATTACCGTCGCGTCGTCGACGGCGTCGAGGAAGTGGAGATCGATATGCTGGCAGGCATTTACAAGTTCGGCGGCATCGACCGCTATGCCGAGATCATGGCCATCCTCACCAGTTAATGTCAAAGTACACAGCACGGCTAGGTGCGGGTCCCTAGCACGTAAAGGCGTGCAGCCTACCACGGTTCGCGCCGGGCTTGGGATGGGTCGCGGCACCCATCCCAAGCCCTCTTCATGTCGCGATGGCCATCCCACGGGCTGGTGACGTAACAAATTGCCGGAACAGGTTAAATCAGCTAGAAATGTGCCCGCGCCCCCCGCTTCCACGGTGAGCGCACGGCCTGGGGTCGACCCCCATTTCCACCCCAGGCCGTTCCCCTCCGGTAGCGCGGCTCTTTACCCGCCCTCGTGCTGGCGCGCGCGCGAGCCCTACCCCAAACATCCCACATCGCAGATCCATCGCCGGTCCTGTTGCGGGGCGCCGGTCGATGGTGGCCGGGGGCGCTTATCCGTTTCCCGCCCCCGGCCCTCCCGCCCCGCAGACAGAGGAAGCCCCGCACATGGCCGAAACCGTCGCGCCTCCAGCACCCGCTGCGCCGCAGATTGAAACCGTCACCTTGGGTGAACCGATCAAGCGCGGCGAACAGCTGATCGAGTTGCTCCAGTTGCGCAAACCCAAGAGCGGCGAACTGCGAGGCCTTTCCCTGCAAGACATCATACGCGCCGATATCACGGCTTTGCTGCAGTTGATCCCGCGCATCAGCAACCCACCCCTCACGGCTATCGAAGCCGACGGCCTTGCCTCCGAAGATCTGGCCGAAATCGGCGGCGTGGTGCGCGGTTTTTTTATGTCAGCTTCGGAGCGGAAGATGATGATGGCCGTCATCGAGGAATACGCGCCGAAGACATGATGGCCGACATTGCGGCCGTCTTTCACTGGCCGCCGTCCGTCTTGGAAGAGATGGACATTGCTGATTTGGCCCGGTGGCGCGCCCTTGCCGTGGACCGCTGGAACAGGATGCAGGGCGCGCCGGAGACCTGATCATGAGCGAGCGGAAGCTGTCCCTGCTGGTGAATTTCATCGGTATCGACCGGATGACGCCCGGCATGCGCAAGCTGGTCGATGCCGGGCGAAGCGCCAACAAAGAGATCGAGGCGCTCCGCAAGGAAACCAAGGCCCTCAATGTGCAGATGGGCCAAGCTAAGGCGCTGCGGACAGCTAGCGAGGATCTGAAAAAGACGAAGGCTGCATCGGCCGGCGCGGCCGAACGCCTCTCGCACCTGCGTAAGCAGATCGTCGCCGGCGAAACGCCGACGAAGAAACTCGTGTCGCAGATCCGCGCGGCCGCCACCAATCTCGACAATATGAAGGCCAAGGAACAGGAAGCCACCCGCCACGCTCGCGAGCTTACATCGCAGATGCGCGCGGCAGGCGTCGACGTAGCCCGCCTCGGTCAACACGAACGGACCCTGTCGGACGGCTTGGCCAGCGCCAACCGGCGTCTTGAGGAACAGCGCCGTCTGGTCGATCAAACTCGAGAAGCCCAGCGCCGCGCCTATGCACTTCGCGCGCAGGCCGACAACATCCGCAACCGGGGCGCGGAACACCGCGAGGCTGGCGCGCGCGGCGTCATGGGCGGCATTGCCATGGCCGCCCCGCTTGCCTTTGCCGCCAAGCAGGCGATGACGTTCGAATCCGCAATGGCCGATGTGCGCAAGGTGGTTGATTTCCCCTCTCCGCAGGCATTCGCCAAGATGTCGAACGACGTTCTGACTCTAAGCACCCGCATTCCCATGGCGGCAGAAGGCATTGCGGCAATCGTCGCCGCCGCCGGGCGGGCCAACGTGCCCCGGAAGGAATTGCTGCGCTTCGCCGAGGATGCAGCCAAGATGGGCGTGGCTTTCGACATGACCGGCGATGAAGCCGGCGCCATGATGGCGAAGTGGCGCACGGCCTTCAACATGTCGCAATCCGGGGTGGTGACGCTGGCCGATCAGGTCAACGCGCTCACCAATGCCTATGGCGGCAATGCGACGGCAGTTTCCAACATCGTCACGCGCATCGGCGCGCTGGGCAAAGTCGCTGGCGTTTCCGCCAGCCAGGTTGCCGCCTTGGGACAATTGCTCAACAGCGTCGGCGTTGAGGAAGACGTTGCCGCCACCGGCATCAAGAACATGATGCTGGCGATGACGGCCGGTGCCGCTGCCACGAAAAGCCAAAAGCAGGCGTTCGCGTCTCTCGGCCTCGATGCCTCCAAGGTATCGAAGCGGATGCAGACCGATTCCGCGGGCGCCATCAACGACGTGCTTGGTCGGGTGGCAAAGATGCCGAAGGATGCGCGGACCGGCCTACTTACCAACCTGTTCGGGTCGGAATCGGTCGCGGCAATCGCGCCGATGCTCACCAATCTCGACAAGCTGCAAACCAACATGCGGCTTATCGGCGACAACGCCCAATTCGCCGGCTCGATGCAAAAGGAATACCTGGCGCGCGTGGCCACCACAGAGGGCGCGGTCGGGCTGGCTACCAATGCCCTGAAGGCGCTCAACATCGAATTGGGCAAGCAACTGCTACCGGCCATTTCCGATGGATCGGCCAGCCTGGTTGGCATGGCCCAATCGATGCGCAATTTTGCATCCGCCCACCCAGAACTCACGAAGTTCTTCATTCAGGCCGCTGCGGGTGGCGTCGCCATGCGTATTGGCTTCGGCGCGATGCGGTTTGCGCTGGGTGGGCTGTTCGGGCCTCTCGCGAAAGGCTGGGAACTGGTCGCCAAGTTCCGCGAGGCATGCTCGATCGCTGCGGCTTTCCCAAAGGTGGCCAGTGCGTTCGGCATGCTTCGCACCGCGGCTATTTTCATGGGTCAAGGCATGATGCGCGC